ATGAGGGCTGCGCAGGTCACCTAGTCGACGGGGTGCAGGGGCCCTCGTCGTCGTCGAGCCGGGGATCTTGTCAGACGCTCGGAGGTATGAGCGGGGTGACTGGTGGCTCGAGGGCGACGAGCGACGGCGAGTTCGATGGGCCTATGCCCAGCGAGGCGACCGAGGTAAGGATCGACAGCACAGCGCCGGCGGCTGCGGCACCGAGGGCCCGCTGCCAGTCAAGGGTGAACAGGTCGAGACCTTGTGCGGCGCCGACGAAGAGGAGCAGCGATTGGGCTGCCGTCTTGATGGCTCGTTCGGCGATGGCTCGGATCAGTTGTGTGTTCATCACATTCCCCATTCAGGGTGCTCGGTGGGTACTGCGGGCGGGTCGACGTACTCGAGGTCGTCGGGGTCGATGTCTTCTTCGACGCTCGGGATCTCGATGACCTCGGGGCGGGTCTCAGTAATCGTCATCGGGGTCTGCTTTCCACCGGTAGGCGTTCGTGACATGCACGCCGGCCCAGAGGACCGACAGAACTAGGAAGGGGAGGCGTGAGGTGGCGATCGAGTAAGCGACCCACGGGGCAGAGACACACGCGAAGACGACAAGCCAGCCCCACCAGGCTCGACGCCGGCCGACCAGGTGACTCATGGCAGCAAGGCCGGCGAGTTCACAGACCAGCAGCACCCAGCCCCACTGCGTGTCAGTCATCGCCGTCGTCGTCGTCGGGTTCTTCGTCGAGCTCGTCGTAAGGCTCGAAGACTTCGACCGTCTCGGGGTTGTGGAGGCAGTCAAAGGTGCCGCGCAGGTAGCCGGCCGCATCGGTCAGGTCGTCCTGCACGGAGGTCGGGTCGTCGTAGGCGATGCCGGTCTGCATCTTGTAGGTGCAGCGGCCGAGCTTGACCAGAACCATCCACAGACAGCCGAGGGCTGAGTCCATGACCATCGGTTCGCCGTCAGGCAGCTCGGTCAGGGCACGGAACGTGCGAGCTACGCGGGCGTAGTCCTCGTGGAATGGGCCGTAGGAGGCGTTGCGGTCACCTTGGGTGAGGGCGAACGCGTCGAGGAGGATGTTGGGGATACCGGCTTCGGGATCGTCCAACTTGTGCTTCTTGCCCACGGTGATCTCCTGCGATCAGTAGAGGTGCTGCATGAACTGGGTGAGGGTCTTGCCCTCGTAGCGGCGGCACAGATAATCGAGGGACACGAACATCGGGTCGTACGAGCCGTCGCACACCTGGTGCTTGACGATCACGCCCCGCCAATGGGCGTTGCCCTGGTAGCCCTTGTAGTCCTCGTCGTGCAGGTAGCAGGCGCCGGCCACTAGGCCGTTCTGCTGCTGGCTGTTCGACAAGAAGCGCACCGTGTAGTCGAGGGTCTGTTGGTGGCCCATCGTGAAGGAGTGGCCGATGGTCTTCAGTCGGGTCGCAGCCGCACCGCCGAGAGGTTTGCCTGTCATCGGGTTAGAGAAGAAGTGGCAGTACCCAACGCCGTCGATGAACTTGGGGCGTAGGAACGGTTCGACTGTCCAGCCGTGCGAGGCGTAGTTCAGGTCGTCGGTGGAGATCAGCCCGGTCAGCTTTGCGTCATCGTTGGTGGCCCGGTCGATGCGGTGCTCATGGTTGCCGAGAAGGATGACCCGCTCGGGCCGGTACTGCTTGCCCTTCAAGGCGATCATGTGGGCGTTGTAATCAGCCATCGGCCGGCACAGGATGTCGAACGCAGCGTTGGCGGCTTCGATGTCGGCCGTGTAACGCCGGCCCTCGAAGTCCCGTTTGCCTGCGTCCCAGCTCGACAAGCTCGGCATGTCGGCATGGTCTCCAAGATGGATGACCACATCGGGCTGCTTGTCGACGATGTACTGGCCAATCCACTCAAGGTGAACGGTCGGCACGCCGGCCTTGGCCTGTGTGTCTGGGATTACCAGGTGCGTCCGCGCTTCGGTCATTCGCCCGCCAATGCTCGAGGGGTGGGACTTACCAGCGACGCTTGTCGCGGTGGTGCAGGTCTTCGTGGCGGTCTTGGCGGACGCTGAGATTGTCGACCTTTGTGGCGACACGCTCGACGCTGCCTTCGATCCGGTCAAGCTTCGTAGCGTTAAAGTCGTGCTCGCGTGTGTTGATCCGTCGCGTCTTGCGTGACTGCCAGACAATCCCAGCGAAGGCGAAGATGCCCGCTACTGCCGCCGCGATGATCGGCTCGGGGTTCATGCGCCAGACCATCCCGACCAGGTGGAGCCCTTAGTGGGCTGCCATGAGCGATAGGTGGTGCCGTCTATTGAGTTCCACGCGAGGAGCTCAAGCGCGCCGCCAGCGGCGACACGAGCAGAGACTGAGTCAACGATCGACGGCGGGTTGGTCGCGTTGACAAGTCGCCAGTCGGTCCACGTTCCTCCGACTTGGATCTGCCAGCGGTGAACAATCGTTCCCCAGACGGCTCGGAACTCGACGCCCCTACCGTCCGGCATTGTCAGTAGTGAGATCATGTCGTGTGAGCCTTTCGGGGCGGGTGGTGCGGGTGGTGCGATTGCGTTGGCGAGCAGCTCGTCGAGGCGGCCACGATCGGGGTGGCGGGTCCATGCGTCGGAACGATCCCACGGCTGAACGTCGCCGTGACAGAACAGGCCGGGGCGGTTGAGAGCGTCGGTCCCGATCCATTGAGCGTTACTAAGTGCGATGCCCTGCGAGTTCCACAGGTCACGAATCGCAGCGCCAGCCCTGACAATCATCGCTTGCGTGTTCGCGTCGTCGGGACTGAGATCAGCCGACCGGCCGGCGAGGCAGACGTGGTAGGTGCGCGAGTTGTAACCCGACGCAGCTACTGAGAACGTCGTGTAGTCGGCGGGCACCATGTAGATCGTCTCGTCGGCGTCGACGATGCACGCATAGGAACCCGGATCTGTGCGCCTTGCGATGAACGATGCGAGACCGCGTGCGCTGCCCGGACCTGTGGGGCCTTCGGAACTGTGCACGCCCACAGCGAACGTCGGTGTGCTTGACCTTGAGGGGTAGAACTGTCGCGAGGCGGGCGGGTTGTCGAGTAGGTAATAGCTCATACTGGGGCACCGGCCGGGCCGATGTCTTCGACAACGATTGACGCTTGGCGGTTTACTGATGCGGAGCCAATGCAAGTGCCAGACCCGGAAGCTCGAGCGACGCGCACCTTGCGCGTGATGGACCCGGTGGCACCGATTTCGACGTAGGAAACGCTTCGTCCTTCAAGGACGACTAGTTGAACAATGGCTCGGGACGCTGCGAGGGCCGTGCCGGCCGCGTCTGTGATGACGAGTTCGACGTAATCCGAGCTGGCAGCGTTGTCAGACCCAAGCATTCCGAAAGCTGTCGTCCGGTAGATCCGATTAGGATTTGCCGTAAAGGTGACCGTCAGTCCCGCCCAGTCAACTCCGGCGGTAGTAGTCGCCCAAGCCGAGTTGCTAACCGTCCTCGCTACACCTTGCCCATTTGTTCCGCCCGAAGTGGCTGTAACTGGACCCCACGGCATGTTCCACGGTCTCGCCCAGTTGGCGCCGTTGTAAACCTCGACACCGTTGAGGGTGCTGGCGGCCGTGATCGTGGACACCATGCCGTTCGTCGGTGAGGTGATTGCAGCCGAGCGGGCAGCAGACGACGCGAACGGGTTGACGACCGAGTCGGCGATCTGGTCTCCCCAGGTCTCCTCGATGACGGTGCCGGCGGTGACGTATGGGGGGACTGCCATCGGGTACTCCTAAAGAATCGAAAGGGATGAGCTGGCCGAGCGGACTAGGCGCAGAAGATCAGACCGGCGCGCCAGCCGGGCCCATGTCCTCAATGAGAAGTCGAGCGGGCACGACGTTGTTTTGGATAGTGATGCCAGCCGCCAACGTCTGGGCCATGAGCTGAAGAGTCCCGGTGTATGTGGTTCCCGTAAAGATCGTGGTCCAAGAGATCGTGACGGCTTCGCCGATTTCCATTCGGTAAACCCAAGCAGTACCAAGACTTGTGCCCGAGCTTGTCGCTGGCACCATGTAAGCAAAGGTCGCCGCTGTGATCTTTTCATAATTGCCGACACAGGTAGCGCGATAACGGCGGTTAGCAAACAGAGAAACCGACGGCGTGTCGGTACCGGTAATCTTTGTTGAGCTTGTCGTAGAGATGGTCTGTACAGATGAAGGAGGAGTTGTCGTCTGCGCGAGGTAACCCCAGGGCATGTTCCACGGCAGACGCCATGACGTTCCGTTATGAACATAGAGGCCGTTGGTCGTGTCGGCAGCGGTCAACGCTGAGACCATGCCGGCCGTCGGCGAAGCGATCGCGCTTGTGCGAGCTGCTGCGTTGGTGAACGGGTTCACGACCGAGTTGGCAATCTGGTCGCCCCAGCTTTCGTCGATGATCTCGTTTGGATTCACATACGGGGGAACTGCCATTTGAGTCTCCTAACAAGTTGACGGGTTACACATTCCAGCCATTGACAGCCCAACGGGAAACGCCCCATCGAGCCCGATTCCACTGCGAATCGCTCAACGCGTACCAGACAGTCGCCGAGGTGAAGTCAAGCGAGACAGTCCAGTCAGTCGGCGTGATCCGAACCTTGCGGCCACGAATAAACAGGTATCGGTTGACGTTGAAACCCTGCGGCGTGAGATGCGAGAAGTAGACAAGCGATCGAAGCGAAGTTGCCGCACTACTGATCGACTCCCAGGCGTTGTCGATCTGAGCTTCGGTCGGTTGCCGCATCGGCTCAAACGTCAAAGACTCAACGCGGCGCTCGGGAAACTGATTTATCGCGACCGCCTGCGTGGCAATGATCTTGACGTCGGCGTCGGTTGTGTTATCGAGACCTGTGACCGAGTCAACCCGGTCGCCGTAAAGATCCCGGCTGGTCTGCGAAGTAGAGGTCTGGACCGTGCCGCCGGTGCGCTGATAGCTGGCGACGTTGAGGACCGTGGTGGCGTCATACGCCGTGCCAACCGACTCGGGCTCGTAAAGGACGCCGAGCGCATAAGAGTCGATGTTTGTGAAAGTTATTTGGATGTCACGCGAACGCGTCTTCTCAATCAGAGAGTCTCTGTTCTCGCAGCAGACCGTTCCCGAAGCGTCGACCCACACAACACCGCTCTCAGCGGAAGCGGCTGCCTCGAGCTGAGACACCGCAGAGCCAGCGAGATCCGTGGCCTGCTGTAAAGACACGCCGACGTCAATGGCACGAGAGCCAGACCAGCCGGCAGCGTTAAGGATGCGAGTGCACCTGGCACCGAAAGAATCGCCGGCGCCAACCGAAGTCGTAGCCAGACCAGTCCACGCAGCAAGGTCAGCGTAGTAATCGAGGGCCGTGACTAACACGCTGCCGCCGGCCATGTCGAGCGACTCATCCCAAGCGTCGATGCGCCCGGCGAACTCAGGCCACGAGACGCCTTTGTAGGACGCCGTGACACGGATCTCGCGCAGAGGGGCGATCGTTGTCTGACCGAACAGCCAGTACGGCGACGAGGAATTGTCCGTCGAGAACCGGCCGTCGGTGTTGTCGAGGGTCATGGACAGGCGACCGGTCTGGTACTTGTCCATTTCGTAACTGAAACCTGAGGACAAGTCGAGGCCGAGAACGTAGGCGGTGATGTCCGTGTAGATCGGACCGTCGCCCCATTCGTCGGTGCCCCAAGTGCCAACGCCCCAGGTACCAGTCCCGGAAGGGACCACGCCACCAGAGGCAGGATTGGCACCGAGCCCGAGTTCGACCGTGAGCGTCACGCCGCCCCAGCCGGTGACACTCATGCGCTGGCGTAGAGGGCGCCGTTAGCCCGCTCGTATTGCTTGAGAGCGCGCACGACATCATCGCCATTAGCGCCCGCCGGCATGTTGATCGTCACGTTCATCGAGGACGAACCGCCGAGCATGCGCGAAGAGTCGGAGTTAGAGAACACACGCCCAGAGCTTGAGCCCATACGGAGCAGCTCGGGGCCTTGCTCGCCGACAAGGTAGGTGCCGTTGGCACTTACTGGACCGCCGGCTGCTCGAGCTGGGAGTGAGGAGTAATCGCGTGATCCCGGGGAGTACGCGAACTTTTTCATTGCCTCGAGACGTTTTCCAACGTCGTCGATTGCGACGATTGCTGCGTAGGCGTCAATTTTGACCGGGATGTTCACAGTCTGGGAGCCGACTACAGCTGCAACGTACCCGAGGTTGGCAAGTTCCTGTTTTGCGCCGTCGGCTGCTGCGCCAGTCTTGTTGAGACCGAACCGAGCGAGGCCATCCAGCGACGTCGCTAAGTCGTCATTGCTGGTGCCGTTGCGTTTGTTCTGCTCGTCAAGTTGGAGGAGGTCGCCTTTGTAACCAGCCGCTGCCTGGGCGAGGTCGATGTAAGCGGCCCTCTTGTCGGCGGCGGTTTTGGTGCTGTCGGCAACTGTCTTGTCGTAGTTTGCCTGAGCTTTTTGGACTTGGTCCAGACCACGAAACGCAGCGAAGTATGGGTCAGTCAGGGCACGCAGCTCGGCCGCAACTTCTTTAAGCGAGTCGGCGTGCTTGAGGTTTGCCGATGCGGCCTCGGCAGCCTTCTTTGCTTCGTCTTCGGTGCTGCCGTTGGCGAGGGCTTGCTGCCTGACCTTTTCCGCTTGCAACTTAATGTTGTTGTCGTAGGCGCTAGACAACTCGACAATCTTGTCGATGAGTCCGTCGTCGAGTGTGCCTTCTTCGTCAAGAGTAACGAGCAAGTCGTTACGAGCGCCGCCGGCTGCGATGAGCGCGTCGCGAATCTCTTTTTGTTCCTCGACCATTTTGTTATTAGGAAGGGAAAGGATTTTGAGTTCTTCGGCGTTTTTCGCAATTGCAACAGAGTTGTCGCCGATTGCTAATGAGAACTGTTGGACAGAGATGCCAGCGTCCGACAGGTTGTCGATTTGGTTTTTCTTTTCGAGATCGGCGCGTACTTGGGCGGTTGTGTTTGCGGTGATAGCGCCGGTCTGAGTGTCAAGCGTGTCGGAGAACGCTTTCGCACGTTCCTCGGCTTCTTTCTGGCTTCTCTGGTACATCGAGAAGATACCCATACCGATGATCGCTACGGCACCGACGCCGAGAAGGGCGGGGCCGAGTGCGCCGGAAAGCCCCGAAGCGAAGTTTGCTGCGCCGTCTTGGCTAGCGCCCATCTTCGTCGCGATGTTCGCGATACCTATGGCGGCGTCGTCGGCAAACTTTCTGACGAACCCGAGGACAGGGGCCAGAGTGTCGCCGAACATTGAGGCCATCTTGCTAACTAGCAACGTCGCGCCGAATACGCCGGTCCCGAGAAGTGTCAGGACTTCGATCACAACCTGAACCGGGCCGGGCAGGTTCATAAACCCCTCAGCGACGGTGCCGATGATTCCGGCCGCCGTGTCGAAGATCGGGATGAGTTGGGCGCCGACCTGTTCCTGAAGGTTGCCGAGCTTGGTTCTGAGCTTGTCGACCGGGGTGGCAGCAGCCTCAGCGGCGCCGCCGAACTCTCGAGACAGCTCGGCCAGAATGATTTTCTGCGCGCCGAGGATGTCGCCCGATGCGGTGAGCGTCTTGATCTGTTCCTTCTGCTCAGCGGTAAACGAAACGCCGGCGCGTGACAGCGCGGTAATGCCTTTGACCGGATTGTTAAGCGCTTTGCCCAACTGGATCGCAGCGCCCGACGCGTCGGTCCCGAGGACAACCGACATATCGAGGGCAAGACCTGTGGCCTGGTCGAAGATGTCGTTATTCTCGCCGAGTTGGTTCTTAATGTTTGTGAACGTCAGCAGCAGGTTCGATGTCGACTGGATCAGCTCGTCGTCGACGCCGGTGAGTTCCGACATCGAGCTAGCAAGGTCGCCGATTTGGTCGGCAGTTGTCCACGAAGCTGCGCCCGTCGTCTGCAACACGCGCTCGGTCTCGCGTCCGATCTTCGCCGACTCGGCCGCAGCTTCGTAGGCGCCCTTGACAGCGAACGCAACGCCGGCCACGACAGCCGTGGCAGCAGCAGCGACGCCGGGTCCGATCTTGGACCCCATAGCGGCGAGCTTGCCTTGTGTCGTTTCGGCTGCGTCGTCGACGTCTTTAAATACCTTTGTGCCGCCCTTGTCGACGCCGGCAATGACGATCTGCAAAGTCTTCGCCATTGCGGGCTCCTAATCAGGGGGATCGTCGTGCGAGTGCGTCAAGGTCTTCGAGGTACGCGTTGAGCTCGGCCATAGACAGTCGGGAAAGATCCCAGGGTCGGATGCCGTAGATACGCGAAAGAGCGGGCCAGACTTCGGAAAGTCTGGCCCTTATGATTCCGGGTCGACGTCGGCTTCGCTGGCCTCGTCGAACTCAATGTTGAAGTCTTCGGGGCGCAGAGGGTTAGGCCATTCCTTGAGCACGGTGGCGAGCTGCAAGTTGTTTTCGCCAGCTGCACGCCGGGCCAGCCACCACACGAGCTGCAAAGAATCTTCGCCGATCGTCGGGCCACCACCCCAGAACGCAGCGAACGGCAGACCGCCG